TCTCCCATTGCAATTTTGTCACCATCACCCATGAGTAAGTTATCTTGAAGAAATAAATCATCAGTAATAGTTAAATCACCATTAAGTGTAGCTCCAGCATTTGTAGTCTCAAACTTTTTGCTGTTGTTGTAATATAACTCTACGCCTCCATTAGGATTAAAAAGAGCAGCAGTTTCAACACCATCTTTCACCATTATTCTTAAAGGATTTGATGCGTCTAATTGACTTATTCGTGCTTCATTCCCTGTATAGGTAAGCTGTAAATTTTGACTAGCTCCTATTCTTAAAGCTTTATTATTAGCATCAATATCAATAACTTCAGTTTGACTTATATGTTGATCGGATATTAGAGATACTATTTCACTGGCTGTCTGATCTGCTGTTGCGTTACTTTCTATTCCATCAAGTTTACTGTGATCTGCATTAGTAAAATTTTGATCTGTTTGTGAAGGTAGGTTTGTTAAATTAGAGCCATCGCCATATAAAGTATCAAAATATCCGTTTCTTACTCTAAAGGTATTTGTACCAATATCATAAGTACTATCGTCATTTGGGCGAAAATGTCCATTATCATCAAAAAGAAATCTATTAACATTCCCTTCTCTAAATATTATTCCATTAGCACCACCAACAATATATAAATAATTACTATGATGTTGAATTTTTACATGATTACCAGACCAGTTTGATCCGTTTGTAAAACTTAGATCACTTGCTGATGCGATAGTTGCAGCACCAGCTCCTCCAGAAAATGTTACATCTCCTGTGAATGTACCACCAGCCAAAGGCATTTTGGTTGCTATTGAGTTGGTAACAGTTGTTGAAAAGTTCGCATCATCACCCAAAGCTGCTGCAAGTTCATTAAGTGTATTTAAAGCACTAGGGCTAGAATCGACTAGGTTTGCTATCGCTGTGTCTGTATAAGCAGTTGTCGCAACTTTGGTAGAATTATCACTTGCTGATTGGGTCGTTGCTGTTACCCCGTTAGTCAATACACCAGAGCTAGAAGTTAAGCCACCAAACAAAGTATCTCTGGCAGCTATATCAACTCCATCAACTGTTGAATCAACAGTTATAGTTCCATTTATTATAATTCCACTATTATTAACAGTTAGTATATTAGCCCCACTATTGCGAATTTTTAATTGACCTGTACCAACTTCGTCAATTATTGAGTCCGCACCACTATGATAAATTTCTAAATCATCACCAGTACCAAGTTTTATTTTTACGTTATCTGCTACATCTATGTTTCCAGTAACATTTAAATCACCACCAACAGTAAAATTTGCTCCTGTTGACCCACTTGTTGTGCAATTAAGTGAAGTCATATTACAAGTGCCAGTTATTGTCGCACCTGTTGCAGTTGTATTAAGCTTTTTATCGTTGTTATAAAAGAGTTCTACCGCACCGTCAGACAAAGCTCTTAATAAATTTTCAGTTCCATTTTCTTTTTGTAAAAGTACTCCATAAGCACCTTGAATTTCGATATAACCAGCACTTTCATTAATCCTAAAATGATTACCATTATGAAATATTTCTGTATCATTACCTGTACCAAGTCTTATCTTTTGGTTATCTACAAGATCTAGGTTAGTGGCAAGATCCGTTCCAGTTATAGTTCCATCAGTTATACCATCAGATGTGATTCGTGTAAGTCCCATTTACTTTGCCTCTAATGCTTCCACTTTAGCAGTAAGTTCTTGTACAGCTTTCATTAAATACACAACCATACCTGATGGATTAAACATATATTTATTATTATCATTTTTTGGATATGCCTCTGGAAAACTATCAACTAAATCCTGTGCAATATAACCTTTGTTTTTTTCTGCTCCATCATCTTCTATTATATAATTAAATTTTTGTGGATTTAATTTTTTAAATAAATCAAGAGTATTTTCTGTCCAATCCTCAAAATTCTTTTTAACTGATCTATCAGAACTTCCACTATTAAAACTAGCTGATGTAGGAGTGATATTTATTGTTCCTCCTTCAAAACCACTTCTTTGAAGAGAAATTAATTGACCATTATTTGTACCTCTATTAAAGGTTGTAACAATTCCATTATTTCTTGTAAAAATATTATTACCATTTCCCTTTAACTCAACACCTGTAACATTAACATCAGAAGAAGTTTTACCAATAAATACATTCCCAGACGAATCTATACGCATACGTTCTGCACCAGAAGCAGCAGTACCACTAGCAAATTTGAGAGTATTACCCATTATCCCGAAATCTGCTATCTCACTCTTAGCATCATTCACAGCAAACACACCAGCCACGTTTCCTATTTGTCCTATACCACCTGTAAATTGAACAATTTTATCTGTACCTTCATTAATTTCAAGCTTTGCTGTAGGACTTGTACTTCCAATCCCTACATTTCCAGCCGTATCTATACGAACACGTTCTACCGCATTTGTATAACCAATAGTAGTGCCTGTTGCAAAAGATATACCACCATTAGTGACAGAATTTGCAAGAGTAAGAATATTATCACTAGCAGTAGAAGTAAAGCCCATTCCAATGGCACTTTCTTCAAGACCACCATCTTGCCTAAATACTATGAGTGGATTATCATTCTCATTATTATTATCAGTATCAGCTTCAATAATTAATTTACAATCACCAGAAGTTCCAGATGAAATATGTAACTCACCTGCTGGACTTGTTGTCCCAATACCAAGCGAGCCAGTGACCGTAGCTCCAGAACTTGTAGTCTCAAACTTTTTACCACCGTTATAGTATAATTCTACGGCTGCATTTTTATTAAATATTGCCATATCTTTATTAATTGGCGAGTCTGTAATTTTTACAGGATCTCCAGCAATATATAAAGGTACGGCTCCACCATCAACTACAGAGCTACTTCCATTGTGATAAATTTGTAAGTCATTACCAGCACCAAGTTGTATTTTGTCGTTGTCTTGCGGTAATCTTAAACCATCAGAATTAATACGAACTCGTACTTGAGTATTAGCAGAGTCATTGAAATCTACTTGGTCAACTTCAAATTGTGCTGTTTTTAAAGTTCCATTATTGCGTATTCTTAAATTTCCTGTGTTATTTTCTAGGTAACTATGTGTACCATCATGGTAAAACTGTATATCATTACTATTACCAAGTCTTAACTCTTCACCATCAGGTAGTTTTAAATCACCACTAATAGTAACTCCTATCGCTGTAGTCTCAAACTTTTTACTGTTATTGTGATATAGCTCTACGCCTCCATTTTTATTACAGGCAATAGCAAATTCTGTGTCATTAGTTTTTATAGCTATGCTTTCAGTTGCAGTTATACTAAATGAAGCTCCAGCAGTATCTTGAATAAAACTATTCGTACCATCGTGATAAATTTGTAAATCTGCGCCATTTCCGAAAGTGGCTTTTGTATTATCAAAAAAAGCTAACCTATCATTTGCGTGTTGCCATTGAACATCTCTTCCAGCATTTGTAGCATTATCTAAAGCTACATTACCAACAACAGTAAGCCCTGCCAAGTCTCCTAATGATGTAAGAGAACTAGCGGTAACAGAACTATTTAAGGTAGTGCCAGTTAATGTCCCAGCAGCAGCCGTAACTGTGATATTTGCTGTGCCGTCAAAGCTTGTGCCGTTTATAGTTCTAGCTGTCGCAAGTGCTGTTGCTGTTGCAGAATTGCCAGTACAAGATGTTGCTACAGGTGCAGCCCATGTAAGTCCTCCTGTGTTTCCAGACTGTGCTGACAGAAAATAACCATTTACAGGACTATTGCTAACTTTTAATTTTACCTCGCTTACTGTATCGTCACTTGGTTCTCCTATACCTCCTGATTCTTGATAAAGAATAAAATCTGGTGCAGCAGAAATGTTACCTCCAAATTTTATAGTAGATCCATTTAATGCAAAACCTTCTGAAGGAGTAGATGTTCCTGTGTTTGGTCTTTGGATAACACCATTAACGCTAACTAATAATGTATTTGCTGCTGTTGGGGTTATTGCAGTTGTAGTTCCAGATTTAACTAAAGTAAAATCTGCATTTGGATAAGAAGCTACACCGTTATTAGCTGCATTTCTAAGTGCTAAATATTTAAAATCTGGCCCACCCCCCGCACCAGATACCTTTGCAACAGAACCATCATCTTTCTTAAAAAATAATTCACCAGTATCGGTTCTAACGGCTGGTTCGCCTGAGACTAGATCACTAGCTGTAGGATCGCTTCCTGACGCTCTTTTTAGTCTAATTACATTAGCCATTGGCTTTTACCTCCTAATGGTCTAATAGCTACCACCATCTATATCAAAGCCTGATACACTTCCATTTTCAAGAAAAGTTACAAGATCAGATAATGCTACCTGTACCATTGTGCCATTGTCGTTTGCAACAAATTTATCTGTAGCAACAAGAGTTGTTGAGGTTGCAGAAGTACCACCATCACAAACTGTATTTAATTCTGTGGTTGTTACCACCGCCCCATCTAAAATTTGAACTTCTGAATCGCTTAAATCAGCCAAAGAGTTAGCTGTTGTCTGGTTCATCGTTGCAAGTTCTGTTAACTTATCGCTATGAGGTTCTACATCTGTACCAATAACAAGTCCTAGTGATGTTCTTGCGTTAGAGGCCGATGTCGCACCTGTTCCTCCGTCAGATATTGCTAAAGTACCTGTTATAGAACTAGCACCTAAGTTTACAGCCATCTCTGTGGACTCGATTACAAGTCCTCCATTTGATTTAAGATCTACTGATAATGTGTTTCCTGACTTTTGCAAACCATCTGCTGCTGTTATCTGCCCTGCGCCCGAAAACTGCGCTATCGTCAGATTATTTGTCCCTACGACAGCAGAGCCAGAATCCGATGTACAAACAAAGCCGTTATCTGCGTTTACTGTTCCTTTCTCTACAAAAGTGAAAAAACCAGCAGCGTTAGCACCGGTAGCTAAATCTGCTGCCCTTGCTGGAGAAGAGCCAACTACATAAATACCATTTTGGCTTGCTGTTGATTGATCTTTTACAAGAACACGATCATTAGTTGATAAAGTGACACCATCTAGCGTGTCTCCATTATTGAGAGCAGTTGATATTGTTATATTTGCTGTTGTTGCAGCTACGCACGAATCTTTTACATCAAGTCCTTGTGATGTAGCTTCAACGAAACCCTTAGTCGCTGCATCTTGTGTATTTACAGGATCAGCTAAGTTTGTAATGTTTTGACTTCCAAAGCTTACTGAAGCTGTTGGAGTAGCCATCTCATTTAATTTATTTGTCCTAACACCTGTATCAAAATCGCTTATTTTGGTGTGTGCAACAGAAGGAATATCATCGCTTACTAATGCCCTAAATGTTGGTGCTGCATCTGATCCTGTTGTTGGCCCTGATAATACTTTATTAGCATTTATTACTGTATCTTTATCAAAAAACTTACCCTCTCCACCTATAGGTTCAATAGTTGTAGCAGATCCTCCAGACCCACCAGTTCCTATCCCAATAAATAAAGTCTTACTACCTTCACTAAATGCTAATTCCGCATTTTCTAGTGTGGTTGGTGCTGATGATCCTGTGGATCTTTTTATGCGGATTGTGTTAGCCATAGATCAAAAAGAGCCTCCATCGACAAGGTTTTCTACAGTACGAGTTGCATCTGCCTTAAATGTAGCAGAAGTAGAGTCATAGTAAATAACAGAATTATTTACAACTCCAGAATCAAGTAATTCTTTACCAGTTGAACTAAATGATGGCCCTGCTGGGCCAAGAACTCCAATCGTTACTACAGAAGGCTCGCCTTGAGTTACAGTAACGGAATTGCTGGTAGGGCTTACTGTAACCGTACTTTCATTAGTAGTAACATTAACGGTTGTCATGGAGTTGTATATCCTTCTGACATAGTTATAACACCTTCAAGATAGTAACTACGCTTTCCGTTAGAATCTTCTACTAATACGTCATAATATAATTTATCTGTCTCAAAAGTTGTAGTTTGTGTATCAGTAAGAGATAACTCAATGGTGCCATTAACTCTATTTGTGTAGCTTACTGAGAAATCAGCAAATTTTATATTTCTTCCAACATCCCAACATTGTGCATAAACAGTGCTTCCAGTTAAGTTAATAGCATTATTGTTGGAGTCTTTCAATACAAGCTGTAAAGCATAATCTGCTCTTCTTTGCATTGTGAAATTATAAGTACCGGGTTGTATTGACATGCTTAAGTATATGGAGATGTACCTAGAATACTGCTATCCCATTGTTTTCTCAAGTCTTCAGTAGATGTTGCATTTGTAATATCTGATGAATTAGGAGCATCTCTAAGTGCCTTTTTTTTAGCAACTATAGTTGCTGTATCACTAGAAGATTCTAAAGCTCTTTGAAACTCAACATCTAAAATTTGCAATTTAGGTTCTCTTGCTATTCTTATTTTATCTTTATGTAACTCTTTAGCTACAGACATATCTATAGAAAGTTTACTATTCATAATGATGCCCAATAAGCCTCCGCACCTATCCCTGTGCCATCAGGAGAAGAAAAATCTGCTCGCCATGCACTTCTAAAATCACCATCAGGAAGCTCTGTAGCATCAACCACTATATAAGGTTTTCCTTTTGGTACATCTTTTTTACAAACATCTTCAAATGCTAATTCTCCTGATGGGATTAACATATCAACTCCACCTGAGTCGTTTGGATAAAGAATACGTCTAGTTTCTGCCATAGTTTTAATTACATTCTAAGCGAATACTGCAATGTTAACACTACTTTTATCAAGTACTTGACCTGAGTTGTTAGCATTGCATATATGAACTCTTACGCTTCCTGTGCCAGCCCCACTTTCATTCCTTAAATACATTGTGCAGTGATTATTTCCAGTAAATCTTTCTAAGTCAATCATCCCACAAGTAGTTGCATTTGATGGTACTGAAGAAGAAAAGTTTGCACTAAATTGACCCTCAGAATGATCTGTTACAGAACTTACATTAAATTGTCCTTTTATTGAGGCATAATTATCACTTGCATTGCCACCTCTATAACTATCAAACTCAACACAAGCTCTAACTAATCTTCCAGCAGAAGTTTCAGAATTTGAACTATTTTTAAAAACAGGTGGTGATGAATTTCTGCTTTTATAGTTACTTGACTCTACGTTGTTAAAAATACCTCTATCAATATTTGCGTCACCTATATTATTAAGATCCGTATTCCCATCTCCAACTATATTTCCTTGGGCAGTTATATTTTGCGAAACTGTTAAACCACCATTTATTTGTAGTCCTGTTAATGTTCCTACTGAAGTTAAGCTAGATGCAGTAACTCCACTAGCTAATGTATTACCAGATAATGCAGAAGCAGCACCAGAAAACGTAGTTACCGTTGCAAATGATAAAGCACCAGAGCCATCAGTCTGCAAAAACTGACCAGAACTCCCATCATTCGGAGGCAAAGTAAGCGTGTAGCTGCCTCCAGATAAATTATTTCTACATTTAATTGAAACTTGTGCAGTACCGTTATTAGATGCTTCTCTTAAAACCAAAGATCTTGAGGCTGTGGTATTACCAAAAACAGTAATACCATTATTATCTATCTGTAATTTTTGTGTGCCACCAGTACTAAGCCCAATAGAATCAGAACCTTGCCTAAACATTCCTGTATCTTCATCATTATCAAAGGCATAAGCCGGACTCCCTGCAACAGATCCATCATCTCCTAATAACTGGCCTGACATAGCACCACCAGCTTTTGGGAGTAAACCTAAATTAGCCTCGTCTAAATTACCAACCTCAAACAATGTTGCTCTTTCTGAAATGGGTGTATGACTTTGATTGGCTACGTTCCCTCCAGTTGTTCCTCTTATAAATAATTTTTTTGATTGATCTGATTGTGCAAAAAATTCACAAGGTAACAACTCACCTCCAGATGACAAAGGCCCAAAATTATTTGCAGCCGTAGCTTTAAGTGAGTTTTCTATATCAAGTCTTACTACTTGACCAGAAGCATTAGCTATAACTTTATTAGGAACTTGCTGTGTCATCTACAAATCGTTTTTCTTATATTACACCCCTTTGCCATAGCCGACAGCTTGAAATGTAAAATCTCTTTGAACATGATTAGATGTACTTCCATTCATAATCTTAATATTAAATTTTCGACCTTTCAAACCATTTGCATCATTTACATGTTCTAATTGAAAAAAATCACCGCTTTGAGCATCTTGAATTGTAATCCCTATTGATGGTAAAAATTTATCAAGTCCTCCTAATGTAGAAGTTCCTACGAAAAAAGGATTAGCAAATTCAACTGTAGTACCTGATGATGTCCCTGATGATGTAATTTTCTCACTACTTATATCTCCATTAGACAAAATATGACTAAGCTCTGTTCTTGATTCAAAAGAAGCAATTATAGCTAGTTGTTGAATATTAATATTGTGAGCAATATTTTCAGATTCTATATTTACTTTAAAATCAAACCCTCGACCTTTAAAAGTTCCATTTGCAAATCTATTAAAACTACTAAATATTGCACTATTAGATGCAGGGTCATTGTTTGTAGTACGCACATTAATATTTGCGCTAACATCATTAACCTCTGGGCCATCAAAATTGCCGTTAGGAGCATAATCATCCCAAAAAGTCCCTGTTGGTATTAGCTGATCTATTGTATTGACAAAAGCAAATGTGCAATTAGATGAGGATACTGTTTGTGAAGTTCCAGAGGTAAAATCAAAGGTATTTGTGGTAACTGCTGTTATTTGATATATACCATCAACCCCTGCGCCAGTAATAGAATTAAAATCTATATAATTGCCTACAGAACGACCATGACTTGCACTTGTTATTTGAACAGTAGTTCCAGATTGCGTATAAGTAGCAGTTATCGTTTGACCCCCTTCTGCAAAGCCAATACTTTGCATTAATCTTTTTAGATTCAAAGAAAAAATACCACCAAGGTCAATTTTGTTTGCAAAACTATATGTACCTCTTAAGCCAATAGCAATAGAAACATTACCTGTTATTGTTCGATTGTCTTTTGCTTGTACTGTAAAAACATTCGTATTAGTAACACTTGCAACTTGGAATGTGCCACTAATTGATCCTCCAGTTATATAAGTAATATCTAATTTTTCTCCAACAATAACACCATGATTTGAAATCGTGATAGTTACAGTTTTTCCAGACTGACTATATGTGCCTGTAATAGTAGATGTGGGATCTGTAAGTTCTAATCCTCCACTTACAAGGCTTGTTCTTACTCTAGTACCTCCAAATGGTGAACTATCAGTATCTTCTCTGTCTTGCAATACTACTTTCTCATCAATCAGGTCTGGTAAATCTAGTATTACTGAAGTTTCTCCTATACTAAAATTGCCTTGGTCATCACGAAATTTTAAAATATATTCTCCTTCAAGATTTGGTAAAGTTGCTTCTGTGGTATTACCAGCTAAAGCTGGTATTAAATCAACAGAGTTTTGAAATGTACCACTACCATCTGTTTTGTTTGAATGTCTTACATATACTCGACCACCATGTATAACATCTGGATCTTTCGATAAATCCCATCTTAATCTTACAAATTTATTAGTTACAGGTTCTATTGATAAATTTTCTACGTCAGATGGAGGTGCTGTTTTACCAATAGCGTTAAAAGATAAATCAGTAGAAGTTATTGATAATTTTAATGCAGCATTGTAAGAAAAAACTTTAAATTCATACAAACCAGCATCAGTTCCAATAATTTCGTAATCAGGTCTAAATACAATTACATTTGTCCAGTTCCCCCCTTGATACCTATATTGCAACAAATACTGAGTAACTCCTTGAACTGATTGCCAAGAAACAATTAACTTAACAACAGCAAGAGCATTAATAACTACCACCCTTTCTTCTGCCGAAATACTTGTTGGAGGCTGTTTTGGTTGGTTAAGAAGAGATATACTTCTTGGAGGTAATGTTATGCCTTGCATATTATCTATAGCTGAATATTTTTCTGCACGATATGTTATTGCTGATATTGAATAATTAATACCATCTTGTTCTTCAATACTTATAACTCTATAGGTTGCAGGTTTTTCTCCGACACCATCACTCTGAACCAACCATATAGAATTAACATTTGGAGCTTCTGTAAATGAAGAATTATTTATAGATCCATCTCTTCTTGTAATATTAAAGACAGTTATAACAGAACCATTTATATTTGATATTGTTCCAGACTCAACACTTCCGTCAGGCAAAATAACACTACATTCCATATTGACCCCTCCAAAATTTTGTAAAGCATCATCAATAGTGATTTGGGTTGTCGTTGCAGCAGTAATACGACCAGACCTTCTTTCCCCCCTTCTTACTGGATCTTGTATATTAATCACAGCACCCGGTCTAACAATAGCTCCAGCTTCAAGAGAAGTAGAAAAATTAACTACCTCTGTCTCTGATTCTTCACTTAGTAATATTGCTTTTCCGAGTCTTCTTGCTTGCCCTCTTGATGTACAGGCAAAAGCTCTAATATCTTTTTTCACAATTCCAAACTTTGCTTGCCTATCAATATCTTCTTGTAATGCGTTTGGGCCAGAAACATCATCTCCTACAACTTCATAATCTATTTGCCTGCTCTCCATATTAAAATAACTCACAGATATTACGGTGTTCCTTTGCTTAAGACTAGAACCTGTATAATTAAATCCTTCTGGAGTTACATTAGATAAACTGAATAAATAGCTTGGATCTGTTGGTCTGTCTTGAGAAATTGTAATAGATCCAGAACTCCATATAGTCATACATCTCATAACTGTTGCTAAGTCTTTTATTAAATCAAAAGCTTCTTTAGATGACTGTATATTTACATTGCAACTAAACCTTGGCTCTCTATGACCGAAACCATTACTTATTAATGTATTTGCATACCGACTGGCTGCTACAAAACTAAATAAATCTAAATTTTCGTATCTTTTAGCGTCTGTTGATTGATCTGGTGAAATCTGTGTGCCAAAACCAAATCTTTGACTTGTGAGCAAATCAAGTAACACCATACTAGGACAACTGCACCATTGCGCTGCTCCCATTTGGCCGTCAAAGACGTAGTTGGCAGGGTAATGTATAAATCCAAAACTGCTTACAGTACCAAGACCCAATGCAGTAGCTTGAGCTTGATTATTAACAACTGTTGGAGTTCCAGTACCGTTTGAGGCTGGAATCTTAATTTTTAGACCTCTTATTCTAAAAGCACGTTTAGGTATTGAGCTAAATTGTTCTGAATCTAAACGCAAAGCTGTATAAGCACTATTAGGATACGATTGCTGCGTGTCTTCTATCTCACCTAATGATGTATATCTAAACTCATCTTTTAAACTTTCACTCTCGCTATCTTTAGTAACCCTTTCTACACGAACATCGCATGAAGTAGAAAATGTATCTAAATCAAATCTATATTGCTTTGAATATGAATCAGCAGATCTACCTTTAACTGTATCTGTAATTTTTGTAGTATAAGAACCACCGTCATAAGATACTTTTATTCGTAATGTAACCTCTGCTCCTATTAAATCACCATTATCTTTTGCTTCTTGTAACTGAGGAAATGTGATAGTAACTTTTACAGCATCAATATTATTATTAACTACTCTTTTTGTAACTGAATTAGCTGCTGCTGATGCGTCTGTCCCAAGAGGATTACTAGGAGTACCTCCAACTGCAAGTGTATTTTCACCACCCTCTTTAACAATACCTGTCATGGGAGTTTGGTTTGAAGTGCCAAATTTAACTTTAAAACCTACATTTTGAAAAGCAAAATCACCAGCAGAAGGGTTAGAATTATCTGCACCCTCTCTTAATATTGGAGTATCGTTTAAAAATATATCTTTTAATGCAGCATTATTATATGCAGTAGTATTTCTTGTTAAACCAGCCTTAGATGGAGTTGCAAAACCCTCTATCTCTCCCTCAGATAACAAGTCTTGTATAGTTGCAAACTGTCTACTATTTAAAGTATCTGGCGCACGATATGGTGCTGGAGGTGTTGGAGGAGGCCCACCAGAACCTCTGATAATTTTATCTGTCATACTTGTACCTGATTAGTATCAATTCCAGCAGAGATTACGACAGATCCAGTTACAATTTCTCCATAAACAATAGGATGGCTAGTTCCAGCCCTACCAGTATTTTGCACCCCCGAAAAGCCGAATGATATTCTTGGGTCATCTTCTTGTGCTTCTGGTTCTGATATAGGAAACAATAATTCCGAAACACCATTAAGGACTAATCCAGCACCTATAACGCTTAAGGCTGTTCCTATCTTTGTACCAATGCCAGCACCAGCAGCTACTCCGCTAAAGCTGTAATAACTAAACAAGCCTCCTCCGGGGAAAATAAAACTAGCTCCAATCAATGCTGCTCCTAGTAAGATTCTTCCGAATGGACTATTACCCCCAGCACCAGTAATTACAGGAACAAAAGATATATCTGATTGACCTATGGGATTATGCAAGTCTTCTTTATCAATATCTTCTTTACCTACCAATACTTGATAATATTGATTTGCCATATGTGCTTCTAATTTTGGAAAATTAGTAATAAGAAATCTGACCGCTTCTGCTGGATTTTTTACAACAGCCTCCAACTCTTTATAGCCTACAAAATCTGCAAGTTCTCCATATAATTTTACTTTACGAAGCATAACGATACCTCTTCCCAGTACTCTTTAATAACCATTCTGAATATGGTTCTCTACAAGATAGTCTATCGGCTAAATGATGTAAAACCATATCTCCTAGAAAAATAGCTACATGATTTAAAGTTGGGTGCATTATTGACATTAACAACACATCACCTTTTTGTAGTGGCTCATCATTTCTTAACTCTCTAAAACCAGTATCTTTAGCATATTGTTCAAACAATGGGTTATGCAAAAACTCTTCTGGTGTCATATTTCTTTCGTAATCAATTAGTTCTATATTTTTTTCTTGTTTATACCAATCACGAACTAAAGACCAACAATCAGTTACCCCCCAAACCCAAGTTCTTCCTAATAAATCTGCTACATAGCCGTTAGGAATACACTCGCCCCAACTTTCTGTTCTAGGATTAACAATATACCAAGGCAATTTACTTTGTTCACAACTTATCCTATCTGCTTGACTTGGTGTAGGTGGTGATATTGGATGGCTGTGAATTATTGCCATTATTGTGCCAAGATTATCTGCTTTTACATAATCTTCTGGATCTAAAATGAACTCCTGATAATTAGACATAGATAAATTATTACAAGGAAAATACCTTTCTTTACCTTTGATATTTAACAACAAGCCCACCGATTCTTTTGGGTCTTGTTCCTTTGCATGAGCCAATGCTTTATCTTTCCAACTCATTGAACAAACGTACCTATTGTCGGGAATAAAGCTCTTGTGCATTGACGTTTAGGCGCACGAATACCAGCAAGGTCAAAAACAGCAGCAAGTTCCCAAGTTACTACTTCTCTATTTTCTGCTGACTTACGATCTATAAAATATATTTCTTGAGGAAACTCTGCGTTTGGATCTGGAGTTCCAAAAGGATTTGTCGCACCAGAAAAATTGGCAGCATCTAAAAATTTAGCCATTGTCCTAATCCTGACAACTTTTGCACCTCCCAAATCATTCCCTTCAGTTGTTTGATTTACAGTTAATATTATTGATGATATGGAGGGTGTTCCCATATTACTAATACTAATTTGTGGTCTTGGTAGCTGACCTCTTTTGTAAGCAAAACCAGTAGCTTGTACAGGAAAACGAAGATAACTATTTCCATCCCAAACTATCTCGCCATTTGCATTTAAGTTACTTCCAGCATGAAATCTATATACAGTATTTGCACCATGTAAAGCAGTGTCTAAAGTTAAAGTGAATAACTCAATGATTGAAGATGGATTTATTTTTTGTAAATCACTGAAAATAGGAGCAGTACTCATGGCTCAAATACTTCTCTAAATGTAGCGTTAATAGTTGCAAGAGTAGGTAAATCAATAGTTTTAGTCCATTTTTCACATACAAACTTACCAGATCCAGTTTTTGTTATTGATACGTTTCCATTTGTTGTTGCACTACCAGAGGCAGTTACTACAAAAACATTTGCGTTAGTAACTGAAGAAACTACATAAGTACCGTCAGATGATGATCCAGATGTAAAATCAATAACTATTGAATCACCAGCAAATAATCTATGATTGGTTATTGTAATAGTAATAACAGTTGAGTTTTGTGTATATACTCCTGTCTTTGTAAAGTTTTCTCTTGGAGGGGCATAATCAAAACTAGCCTTATCAAAAGCTCTTTCTTGTAAAAAATAATCAATAGTATCAGACTCTTCTTCAGTAATGTTTTCCCACTTTAAATTATAAAGTCTTGGGTTTTGGTTGTTTGGCAATCCAAAAATTAAACGATGCTCATAACCATCAGCGAACCTTACAACTTTACTCGCTGGCGATTGATCTTTTTTAACACTAAAACTAGGTTCAATGGATGGAAAAGTAGCCATTAACTAAGTAACCCTCCCGGTCTTTGTTGTTGTACTATTTCTGATTGTATAGCAGCAGCTAAAGCTCTACCAAACTGTTCTGATTGAGCAGAATCACCCTCTACAGAGCTACCAGAAGCATCTACATTTACAACAATATTACCAACACCTCCAGAACTTTGCACTCCAAGTTTTCCGTTAGATCCACGTTTCAACGGCATGATGGCCTCTGGCCCTGCTTCTCCCATAAGTCCCATGCCATCAGCCATTGGAAATATAGTTGGCCTAGTGACTACACCTCCTTTAGCGTAAGGAACAATTTTATTTTCAGCAAACACATTACCTTTAGCACTTGGTTTTAAGCCGGGGAATATTCCGAAAAATAATGGCTGAACAATAGCGTATCTAACAAGCATCCTTGTTAAATCAGCAATTATAGAATTTGCAAGATCTCTAAAATTTAATTTACCTGTAGTTACAAACTTAACTAGAGCATCCTCCATACCCTTAAAGGCATTTACAAACGCTTGTTCTGTTTGTTTGGTAATGTCAAATGCAGTATTAGCAAATTGTTTTAAAGGCAAAGCAGCGTCTTTACCTACATTACCAAAAGCACTTTTTGTTTTTTTACTAAATTTTGCAATTTTTTCTTCTAAATCTGCAATATCTTTTTC